TCAGATCATTCATGCCAATGGCCAGTCCTGGGTAGAGTTTGGAGAAGAAGGCACCGTGGATGTGTACTCTACTAACTCGGTAAATGTTCGTACTCAAGGTACCATAAACTTACATGCCGACAAAGACATTAACATGTACGCTGGCGGCAATCTCAATATGAAATCAAATGCTGATACCAATATAGGTTCTGTGGGCACTATGAATATAGCCAGTCAAGGTGAAATGGTATTATATAGCCAGTCAAGCATAGGTGTAAAAGCTGACGGAACACTGGCATTACAAAGCAAGACAACTGGATCATTTGATGGTGGTTCTGCATTGCGATTCAAAGCATCAAGAATAGATCTCAATGGATCGCCAGCAATATCAGTTACAACTCCTCGACTGTATCCCAAAACAACATTAGATGATACCGAATTTGATAATTCAACTGGGTGGAAAGTAAAACCCAAATCTTTAGAAAGCATTGTTACTCGTGCCCCTACACATGAGCCATATCCGTATCACAACAAAGGTGTGGCAGTGAGTGTAAATCTTGGAGGTACAGGGTCTCCTACTCCGCCACCGGCAGCAGAACCAGTTCCTACCAATTGGAGTATCATAAGAAAATCATGAGTAATTTTACATTTACAGGCCCAGATGGCGCAACTTATGAAGTACAAGGCCCGTCCACTGCTACTTTTGCTCAAGCTCAAGCAGTGTTTGCTCAACAAACATCTACAGGTGGGTTAACTGGGTTACCAGTGGGCGGGCTAGTCAATGCAGTTACACAATCAGCCGGCGGGTTAAGTTCTGCGTTAGCACAGTTGGGACCACAAGCTATAAGTTTAACAAAACAAATAGGCAATTATATCAATTTGCCAAACTTAACTGGGTTGCCAGTACCAAATGCTATAACGGTCAGCAACTTTGTTGACACCAGGACCACAGCACAATCCATTGGAGCCATTGGATCTACACAGATTCAAGGGTTGGTGGCACAAACTGCTGCATCGGTAAATCAAGCCACAGATGTAATTACCAATACCAAAGGACTAGGACAATTTGGACTTAATGCTGATCAACTGCAACTCTCAGGATTGATCAAACCAGGAGTAGCTGATCAGATTAATTTAGACCCATCACAATTTACCAGCATTTTGTCAAGTCCCACAAGCTGGACAGGCAAATTGGGTGCCACTAACCTTACTTCTGTACTCAGCAGCAGCAGTTTACAAACCTCAGTTCAACAAGGATTAATGAGCACAAACTTTGATCAGCTTAAACAGCTGGGCGCAATCACGGGATTAGAATCAGCATCACAGTTGGGTCCTTTAGTGAATGTGGCCACAAAATTTGGTGCAGGTACTGCCACTGAATGGTTATCAAGTGCAACCGGAGCATCGGGTATCACAAGTGCAATAACCAATGGATTAAGTAACAACGTAAGTGCATTAACAGGCGCTGCAAGCAGTTTGTTATCCGGAGGAGCGGGCAGTTTATTATCTGGGAGATTGCCGTCGGTGCCTGGGTTGTCTTCAGCAATAGATGGCTTTGCACAATCTGCACAATTTGCGCAGGTATTTTCTTCTGATATTTCTTCTCTGGGCGGCGGTGGTAATCCTCTTGAAGCAGGTACCGTAACACCCACAGCGGCAGCAAACACAGTGAATAGACAAACTGTAAATCAAGCAGTATCAGCAATAATTGGTAATAGCAAGATACCTGTTCCAGATTTTATACCCGCAGTGTAAATCTGCGCTGGAATCCAATGGATAAATATAAACATGCCTACATTCATTGGATTCAACACACAAAATCAATACAAGAAGTTTACTCTAGTAGACCAAGAGCTAATCAAACGTGACCTCTTGAATGCTTTTAACATATGGCAAGGACAACTGCCAGGGCGTCCTGCATACGGCACTATACTTTGGGATTTTTTGTTTGAAAATCAAGATCAAACTACCATGGCTGCTATCTTGCGAGAAGTGCAGCGTGTGGCCGGCGGCGACCCCAGAGTAGCATTAACAGATGTAAATTTATTCCCACAAGAAAATGGTGTATTGATTGAACTTGAAGTGCAGTTTGTTCCTAATACTGATGCTCAATTGCTGAGTGTGTTCTTTGATCAACAACAACGTAGAGCATCGTTTGTATAAACGTAGCCGTTTATAGATTCGGTAAATAACAAATAACAACGGACGATCATGGCAACCACTACTAGACAAACAGTTATATTCGGGGTAGAAGATTGGAAACGCATCTACGAGACCTATAGAGAAGCGGATTTCCAAAGTTACGACTTTGAAACCTTACGCAAAAGTTTTGTAGACTATCTGCGCCAGTATTATCCTGAGACGTTCAATGATTACATTGAAAGTTCCGAATTCATTGCATTATTAGATGTAATAGCATTCATGGGTCAGGCCATGAGTTTTCGTAACGATCTCAACACCAGAGAAAACTACATAGACACTGCTGAACGTAGAGACAGCGTGGTTCGCCTGGCCAATTTAATAAGTTACACACCCAAAAGAAATACTGCTGCCAGTGGATATCTCAAGGTGTTTTCGGTACAAACCACAGAAAATATTACAGATTTCAATGGTATAGATCTAGCCAATGTCACAATCAACTGGAACGATCCTACCAATTTCAACTGGTTGGAGCAGTTCACCGCTGTTGTCAATGCAGCATTAGTAGATACACAGCGAGTTGGTCGCCCAGGCAACCGTGAAACTATTGTGGGTGTGGACACATCAGAGTATTCAATTAACCTAGTGCCTGGATTTTTGCCAGTGCTGCCTTACACAGCCACTGTGGACGGCGTCAACATGCCATTTGAAGCAGTGAATGCCACCTCGGTGGGAACACCATCAACTTCACCGTTTATCTTTGAACCAGCACCACAACCCAGTGGCATTTTCAACATGTTGTTCCGCAATGATTCACTGGGTTATGCAGCAGCCAATACAGGATACTTTTTTTATTTCAAACAAGGTGTATTACAGAATCAAGATTTTAACTTGGCCGAACGTATCCCTAATCGTACAGTTAATATCAATATTGACGGTGTAAACAACGAAGATCGTTGGTTGTTCCAATTGGACAACACTGGCACCGTGACTAAAGAGTGGCAGTATGTACAGTCTGTATATGCTGCGGCAGCAGAACAATTGGCTCCTGAACAACGCAGTTTGTTTTCAGTAACATCCAGAGCCAACGATCAAATTACATTGACATTTGGTGATGGGGTATTCTCAGCTGTGCCCACCGGATTGTTTCGTGCGTATGTTCGTGCATCAAACGGATTGCAATACATTATCAATCCAGACGAAATGCAAAGTGTTGTGTTGCCTATCAGCTATATCAGCAGATCAGGGCAAATAGAAACTATCACATTCACTTGTGGTATTACAACACCTGTAAGTAATGCTCAAGCTAGAGAAACACTGGATGAGATCAAACAACGTGCGCCTGCCAGATACTACACACAGAATCGCATGGTCAACGGTGAAGATTATACTAACTTTCCGTTTACTGAATACAATTCTATCATAAAGAGTTATGCATTAAATCGTGCCAGTATTGGCACCAGTCGATATCTTGATCTAGTAGACAACACAGGCAAGTATAGCTCTACAAATATTTTTGCGTCTGACGGTGCCTTGTGGGAAGACAATCAGCTGCCTACATTTTTGTTTACTTGGCTTACCAACAATGAAATTGCCAATGTGATTGTTAATCAAGTACAGCCTTTAATATCAACCAATGCATTTGTGCAGTTTTACTATGACAACTTCATTAGACCAGATCTAGCAGTGTTAAATTTATCCTGGAATCAGAGTACAACCTTGGCCAACGAAACCACTGGATACTTTAAGAATGCTGCTGGTAACCCTGCGCCTATCAGTATATACAGCAGTTCTAATTCAAAGTTTATCACTGTGGGCAGTTTGGTTAAATTTGCAGCACCACCTGGATATTTCTTTGATGCTAACAATCGTCTCAAGTTGGGTATACCTACCTTGGCCGATGAACGACTGTATTTTTGGGCTAGTCCTTTAAGTATCTATTTAGACGGCACCAATCAAGGGCAAGGAAACTTTGTGGACGGAACAGGTCCGGTGGCATTGAATGTTTTTGTACCAACTGGTGCTATACCTGTACGAGTAATTCCATTGTTGATCACCAGTTTGCCCAGTAGTTTGATCACAGAAATCACACAGCAAATTTTGCTGTATAGAAATTTTGGTCTGGGTTATGACAACACAGGTGAAATCACAGGGACTCCTTACACTTGGTATCTAATCACTTCCAACAACATAGACATTGATGCCAAATTTAGTTTGGCCAATGCAGGCAGCACATCGGGTACAAATCAAGATGCTTCATGGATGATACAAGCAGTGACCAATGGAACAAAATACACCGTGACCAATCGTGCCTTGTTATACAACTGGGGATCAGTTTTACAAACCAGATTCTTCTTTGAGAATGGCAATCGAATTTACGATCCTCGACTGGGCAACATAGTGAGCGACTATATCAATGTGCTCAAAGTCAACAGCTTGCCTGACTCAAACAGCCCTCAACCAGGAGATATCTATCTCAAAATTACTGGACAACCAGTGGAGTCTGATGGGTTGGTTGACGACTTCCAAGTCATTGTCAGTTACGAAGACCGCAACAACGATGGGGTCACAGATAATCCTGATTTTTTTGATGAGATTGTTGCACCCAATGTGAATTCAAATACAAAATATGTGTTTTTCCAAAAGACTGTGGACTTTGATAAT